GCGCGAGACGAGGCCGGCGGCGCGTAAGGGAAAAAGTCCATGTCGCGGCCGTCGCTGACCGCCGAAAAGCGGCCACGACCGAAACCGCAGTCGCTGTTCAGCACGGGCGTGCCAGTGGCCGAGAACCGGAACGACGTGGTCGAGTCGTACCAGTGAAAGAACGCTTTGACGCCGGCCGCCTTGGCCTCGACGATGAGCTGCGCAATCTCGACGCCGTCAGCGCCCAGCACCGGCCCCATCGCGTGGATCGTGAACGCTGCGGGGTAGTGGTCCTCGATGCGGACCGGCACCTGACAGAGCTTTGCAGCGAGCGCGATGAGCTGCCGCGACAGCCCCGAGCTCTGATTGACGAGCACGCGCGCTGAGATCCACACCCGATACTGCTCGTCAGTGCGCCCTTCGCGCGGCTGCCCGACGATCTTGCCGAGCAGGTCGAGCACAGCGCCCTCGGCAGTCGCGGGCGAGCGCTTGGTGAGCAAGTCCCAGTAGGCCAGCTCGAGCGCCTGCACCTCGGCCGTCCACGCAGCGAGCAGGGCTGAGATCCTGGGCTGGCGGTAGCGATCGGTAAGAAGCGCGACCGCATCCGTCTCGTGCGTCAGGACGAGGTTCACGACGAGACCTCCACGACAGCGATGTTGGCCGGCAGTACGACACCCAGCTCGCGGCTCGCGATCGGGATCGACGGCTCTCCCGCATCGGGATCGGTGATCGCAGTGAGCGACAGTCCCACGCTCGCATTGAGCACGCCTGTCACCCGAAGCGCGACGCGCACCATCTGGCCAGAGTATACGTCAGTGCCGACGTCGAGATACGCAGGGTCGAGCTTGTTGGTCGTGGCTGCTTGAAGCGCGAGAGCGAGCGCCTCGTCGCCCACGTAGTCGGCGCTCGTCACCACTTCGATCGCGACGAACACTGTGACCTCATCGGGGCGGCTGAAATAGATCGGGTAGCTCTCGCCTTGCTCGTCGACCACCGTGACCGGGGGCTCGGTGCCGTGCGTCTGGATGCCGCCGACCTTGTTGGTGGCGATGCTCTCGCCGATGGCCTGCGCATCACCACCGCGCACGATCGCTTCGATCGAGTGCGGTGGCAGCCCGTCCGCTGTCGTGACGTCAGTGACGTTCTCAAGCACTGTGACCGCGACCACGTCAGGCAAGCGCGACAGGTCCGCGCGAATGCCGTTCACGGTCCCGCCGCCCGCAGCCGCCAGTTCACTGAGGCGCCGAATGCGGTACGCGGCATCAGTCTCGACGAAAGACCCGAGCGCTGCGTCCTCGGCGTTGGTGATCGAGTTCCAGCCTGCGATGAATGTCTCGATCACGTTGAGCGTGGTCGCGTTCGCGACGATGGGGCCGACTTCCTCGGACTCGAACAGCACGCTGACGTTCGCGGGTGCCGCGCCCGGGTTGAGCATCGGTTCGACGTTCACGAACCGCGCGGTCGGGTTGCCCTGCACGCTCGCGACCGCATCGCCGGCAGCGATGGTGGTGGCGGCCGAGAGGTTGACGGTGGCAGTCACCGTGCTTTTCTTCGCGCCGCGCCGCAGCGTGTTGGTCAGGCTGTAGAGCGCGTCCTGCTGCACGCCACTGGCCATGTCCGGGTCGAGCGCGTCGTAGAGTTCCTGTCCGGCCTCCCAGAGCTCGACGAGCTTGCTCGCGAAGACGCCGTTGAGTTGGCCGAGCACGCTGAACGGGCTCGTGTCGATGTCGGGGCCGAGGTCTGCGCGCTGGCGCGTCACGACGTCGTTGAGCACGTCTTCGAGGCTCTTCGGAACGAACCCGTCGGGGGTGAGGCCGAAGCTCATTGCGATCCCCCGATCGTCTGCGACAGGCCGAGCGACGCATCTTCGCCACTGCTGAGCAGCGCTTCGGCCCTGACTGTCAGCGTGCGGGTGGTGCGGTCCAGGCTCAGACGCATGTCGCGCACGTCCGCGACGCCTGGCACCGCGCGCGTTGCAGTCGCGAAGATCGCGCGCACCACCGCGGGGTTGACGCCCTTCTCGAGGATGTCGTGCTGGTAGTCGATGCCGAGCGAGCGATCCTGAAACCACTCGCCCCTGAACATCGTGATGTGAAACGCCCAGAGCTGCGCAACCGCTTCGGCACCTACGCACAGGCGCGCGCTGCCGCCCTGTAGGTCGAGGTCGCCAGTCGCGGGATCGAGCGCCAGGTCCGACACGAGGCGCTGGTATGCGGGGACCGAGACGCGGTCAAGCGCGGCAACTTATGCCCAGGGGACAGCCGCGCCGCCCGCGGCGGGGACGGCAGTGCCGGTCGTCAGCCAGGCGTGGATCGCGTCGGCCATGCCCTGCGCGGCGGCCGAGTGCGTCGTGGGGAACGGCGGGGTGAACAGCGTAGCGAAACCGACTGGCACCGCTGGCGGCGTGGCTATGAACGCCGGCGCCATCCCCGTACCGAGCGCCGCGCCGAGGGTCGTGAACGCGGCATCCATCGGCGCCGCGGCGGCGGATGTGCCGAACGCTGAGAGCAGCGCCGCCTCGAGCGCCGCAGTGGCAGCCGTGATCGAGGCCGGCGTGGGCGGTGGCGTCAGGTCTGTGACGTACCCACCCACTGCATCGGCCCATGCCTTGGCGCACAAGGCAGTGGTCGCCGGCGGGTCCTTGGCGATGTCCTCCAGGTCGGACTTCAGCGTTGCCTTGTTGAGGGTCATTCTTTCAGCTTGTGAAGCGACGACAGGATCGTCGTGAGGTTGGGCGCGTTGATCGGGGTGCCCGATGGCCCCATCGCAGTGGGCACGGTCAGGGCGCTGAGCCAGGTCTTGAGCGCGGTGCCAAGCACCATCGGCTCGAGCGCGAGGTCGCCGCCGATCAGCACCGCGCCGGCCGGGGTGATGTGGATCTGCTTGGCGGCGGTGGCACCCGTCACGCCGATCACGAGGTTCTGCGCGTGCACGCCCTCTAACAACGCCGTGCGGGGGGCTGGCCCGCACGGCAGAGCCACTGCGCCCTCGAGGCTATGTGTCCCCATGTCGCCCGGGTTGATCGCCCGCTGGCTGCCCTTGCGCGCCGTCTGCAGCCACTGGTCGAGCGAGCGCTCGGCGAACACGAGCAGCACGAAGTCGCCGGCTGCGAGCGGCACTGAGATGAAGAAACCCCCGCCCTGCATGTAGCCCACCGGCACCATGGGAACCACCGGCAGCGTCTCGTCGACCATGACCCCGTCCTCGTTCGGGGCGCGCCGCTGCAGACTGGGCTGCACGTCAACGAACTGCCGCCCGTGCTCGCCGGCGTGCACGCGGAGCACCTCGGCCGGCATGGCGGTATGGACGTCGCCCAGCTCGGCCTGCATCGCTGCGCGCTGAATGTCCAGATCCGACGGGGTGACGCTCATCGTTTGCGCTCCTCGTTGCGGAGTTCGAGGTCGACGTACCACTCGCTGCCAGCGGTGTCGCCCACGTGCTTGGTGGTCTCGGCGCGATAGATCCCCGTGACGTGCTCGCTCACGATCTGAATGCGGCGGCCCGGGAACAGGTCCGGGATCATCAGGCAGCGCGCCTCGGTGATCCCTTTGTTGCCGGGCTCGGGCGAGCCGATCAGCCCGGTGTCGGGGCTCAGCTTGATGCCCAGCTCTTGCAGCGGCATGCCCTGGTCGAGGAACTGCAGCTCGTCGTCCTGTATCGACCACTCGAGCCCGCAGCTGCGGGCTAGGCGGTCGAGCTCCCCCTCGATGGCGCCGGCGAGCGCATAGCCGTTGAAAAACTTGGACGCTTGCGTGCCCTGGATCTTCGCGCTGACCGTCTTGGCCGCGGTGTTGCCGAGGTTAACGCCCATCGCCTTCGCGGCCGCCTTGAGCACGTCCTCGACCGTGGCGCCCGGGGCGAAGCTCTTGAGAATGCGGCGCTTGCGTGCGCGCCGGCCGCTGTCGCTCGTGATCGTCGTCACCCAATCGGTGCCATCGCGCGTGCTGAGCACATCGCGCAGGTCGCCGCGAAACAGCAGCGAGGTGCCGCCGACATACCCCGCCTCGAGCGACACATAGACCTTCTCGAGCTCCTGCAAGCGCTTGCGATGCTCGGCGTTGAGGTTCCAGATGCGAACCTCGGCGGCGTTGGGCGTCTTGGGTGACAGCGACTTCGTGATTTCGAACGCCACGTCGAGCCCCTCGATCACGAAGTCGTCGACCTGCACGCGCACCTTGCGATCGAACAGCACCGTCACGAGAGCGCCTCGAGATAGTGCAGGCAGTACCGCGTGCCGAACTCCTCGAGCGTCGCGTTGCCGTCGCGCGCTTGGCCGTCGAGCAGAAACAGCTCGCCAGGCGGCCGCTCGGGGTGCAGGTTGCGGCGCAGCAGCGGGAAGCGCGTCACGAGCCGCACGCCCATCGCGATCGGGGTCCCGTCGAGCGTCGAGAGATCCATATGCCAGCAGACGCCGCGCTCGTTCCAACGGAACCGGAATGTGTACGTGACACCGTCGAGATCTGACTGCTGCGTCGTGTCGGGGTACACCTCGGTTGGGATGAGTCGTATGCCCATGGTCAGAACCCGATCAGCTTCCTGATGTCCTCCCTCGTGATCGTAGGGATCTTCGAGAGCAAACTCTGCTTGTCGGTGTCGCCGGGCGCGACGAGGCTCGCTGGCGGCGGGCTGACGGGTTGAGTGGGCTGCTTGCCGCGCGACTTCTTAGGCTTCGCGCGCGCGTCGACCGGATCGGGAGGGTCGGCCGCCTGGCTGCTGATGATGCGCAGCACTCGCCCCGACGCGGTGAAGTTCAGGCGGCCCTGCCCCGCCTCGCTCGTGCGCTCGATGTGCAGCGCGGTGAGCGCCACGTTCTTATAGGTCATGAGGCCGGTGACCACGGTGACCAGCGCGCGGCGCTCGAAGATCGACACGAGCGCAGCGTGCACCGCGCTCACCCGATCAAACGGCTCAGTGAAGTGCAGGACGCTGGCCGAGAACACGCGCTTGCTGCGCACGTCGAGCTTGAGCGCGCCGAGCACCGCAGCTGCTTGCTCGGCGCCCGGGACCAAGCCGATCGCCCCGAGTGTCGGCTCGCCCTCGATCTCGATGGGGCTCGGGTTCACGCGCGACGTGCCGGCGTGCGACTTGGGCATCTCGATGGGGTGGTTGGTGACCACACCGTCGATATCGATGGTGTCGGGCATGCGCCGGATGTGATCGGCCACAGCCGCGCCGGTCTCGACCGGGTGCTCGGTCACCTCGGCCGTCAGGGCGTGCCCCTCTCGGACCGAGACATCGATCCATATGTCGCCGATCTCGACGTGCCGGGTCGCCACCTCAGCCACTCCCTGGGCGCGATAGCGCTGCGTTGCTCTTGCGGCGCTCGGCTGCCAGGGCGTCAAGCACAGCGCGGCGGACCTCGGCGGGGTTGCCGCCGTTCACGTTGACGGTGACGGTCGTGTTGCCCGACTGCACGACCACGGGCGGGGTGCCGCTTGGTGCGGCGGGTGCGCTCACCGTTGGCAGGCCGCCGACCGCCGATGCCGACGCTCGGCCGGCTCGGATCTCCTCTACCGCGGCGTTGACATCTCGCCCGAGCGCACGACCTGGCTTGCTCGCAGCCCGCTCGGCGGTGATGTCGGCAGCCTTTTCCTTGAGGCCCTGCTGACGCGCCTGCTCGGGAGTCATCAGTGCCGCGCCGACAGTTCGACCGGCAGCGCGTTCGCTCGAGAACAGCACTCGCTGCTTGCCTGTCGCTGCGCCGCCGATGCCGGGCAGGTTGTAAAAGAAGTCGGCGATCGCGGTGCCGAGGCGGGCATAGAGGTTGTACAAGCGCTCGCCCATGAGCTCGAGCTCCCCGAACCACCCGATCTGCTCTTGCAGCTTCCCGGTATCCGCGTCTGCCCAGAAGTTGCGCCACGACTCGGCCAATATGTCGACGCCCGCCGCGTGGTTTCGGATCAACTCGTCGACAGTGCCGAGGCCACCGACCTCGTCGATGTAGTCGCCGATGACGCTCTTGCCGCCCGTGAACAGGTTGAATAGCTCGTCGATGATCAGGATCAGCGCCACAGCGGCGGCGGCCGGCAGGATGAACGGCGCGAGCATCTGCGCTCCGAGCGCAACGGCAACGCCACCGAGGATCCCCAGCGCACTCTCAAGCACGCGCGTGCCCGCCGTCCAATCCTTGAACAGCGCCACCGCTCTGGATGCGCCCGCCACGATGCGCTCGAGCACGGGCATGACCGCCCTGCCCATGTCGGTACCCAGATCTTGCAGAGCGCCGCCGAGCGCTTTGCTTGAGTTGGAAAAGCTGCCAGAGCTGCGGGCCGCGTCGCCCTGCGCAGACTTGGTGTTCTCGAGAACGTACTGGTACCGCAGCTCGGTCTTCTCCGCGTTGTTCATCGCCGCGAGCTTCTTGTGGATGCCCTGCGTGTTCGCGAACTGCTGCAGCGTCGCGTCGTCCATGGTGATGCCGAAGCGCTTGAGGGCCATGTCCGCGCCCGTGAGGCCGCCCTTCAAGGCCGTCAGCGCCTCCTCTTCGGTCGTGCCGGTGAATGCGCTGGCGAGGTCCACAGCAAGCGCAGCGAACGTCGTGCTCATCGCTTGCGCCTTGGCTTTGTTCTGCACCATCGGCTCGATCATCCCGCCCAGCCCGGCCGCGTACTCCTGCAGCTGGTAGCGCGAGCGCCCAAGCGTCGACGAGGCCGTCTGCGACCAGCTCTTGACCTGGGCGGCGCCCTCGGCCCCGAACACCCGATCAAGGACGCTGCCCGTCTCGTTGGCGTCGGAGGCGAGCTGGACGATCTTGCGAAGGGTCTGCGTAATGCCCACGGCCGCGACCAGCTTGCCGAGCGCACCGCCGAATGCAGAGGCGCCAGTCGCAGCAACCCCCATGCCGGCCCGGCTGCTAGCTGCTGCTTTGCCCGTCGCGGCGAACCTGCTGCCCGCACTGGCTACCCGACCGCCCGCGGCTGTCGCAGCCGTGCCGACCACGCCGAGCTTCTTGCTTGTCGCGGCGAGCTGCCCCTGCACCTGCGCGATCCCGCGCTCGGCGGCTTGGAACCCGGTCTTGTCGACCTCGAAGCCCAGGCGCGCGACGATCTCGCGCAGCACAGTCATGACCGACTCCGCGCGGCCAGGTGCTCGAGATCTTCGTACATGTCCAGCACGTCGTGGGCCTCATACAGGTCGTCGAGCGACCAGGCGGTTTGGATTTCTACGAGGCCGGAACGGTACCTCGTGCTGGTGGCGACGCGGTGGATGTCCCAGTCGATGCCCGCGGGGACGGCGATGCTGACAGCACGCTCTGGATCCGACCGATCAGGCCGGGGCCGCCGTTCGACCCGCCGAAAAAACTGGCGTAGTTCACCTCCAGACAGAACCGTGCCCACAGCAGCATCTCGTCATACTTGCCCGCAAAATGCGCGTCGAACACGTCGGACAAGCGCGGCTCTCGGTCGCCGATCACGACGACCGTCTGCTTGGCGAAGTCGTCCAGCACCGAGCCCACCTCGGCCTCGCTCAGCCGCTCGGCCAGCTCGTACAGCCCCTGACTCAACCCGGCTGCGAGCGCCGCTTCGACCTCCTTGTGCTGACCCTGCGCGAGGCTGCTGAGCGTGGCGCCGAGACTCGGGCCGGCCAACTTGAGCAAGCGGACCAGTAAGCCCCGCCCCTGCTTGGCGCCGAACTGCGTCACGCGGTACGTGTGCTCGCCGATGCGCTTCTCGCGGGCTTCGATCGCCATGCGGCTACCGCCCGCCGAAGAAGCTGCCACGCGCGTCGGCGAGCCGGATCTTCCACTCGAGGACCTGCACCGCCTTGCCTGCTTTGTACGCAGGGAAGCCCGTGATCCATGCGCGCTCCGAGAGCACCACGAGGCGCCCCTCTTTGTCGCGCGCATTGAACACGCCGGCGCCGGCGCCGTTGGGCAAGCTGAGATCGGCCTGCAGCATCGAGCTCAGGCGATCGTTGGCGTTGGCGGTGTTGGCGTAGCGCAGCGTCACGAACGCCTTGAAGTTGTTGGTGGCGTACCGCGAGACCTCGCCGTCGGCGCCGGTGAAGTCGAGGAACTGCGCATCGTCCCACTCGAGGCTAAACACCTCGTCATCGGCATAGCCGCCGTCGTCGAGCGGGATCGCGTTGAGGCTGATGGCGAGGTCGTTGATGTTCCAGTCCTTGAATCCCATAGCAACCTCTCCCCCTACAGGGCCGTGCGAACGGTGCCGTTGATGAGCACCTTGTGCACCGCGCCCTGCAGCACGAAGCTGAACTTGACGTCGGGCAAGACGCGCCCGGTGCGATCGTTGGGGTTGATATCGGCGACCTTCGGCACGGTCACCGAGTAGGGCGCATCGCCGTCGATCAGCGTCGCGCTGATGCCCTCAAGGATCTGCCCGAGCACTTGGGCGCGCACGATCTCGATGCCCTTGTCGGTGTAGGCGACCTTGTCGTTGTTGGCCAGCAGCGCCACGATGCGCTCACTGACACGCGCGTCGAACCAGTCGATGCCGTGCGTGATGTCGATGTACCTGCCCGATGCGGCGCGGCCGTCGAGGGTGAAGCCGATCCCTTTGACGTCGACGTAGTAGTTGACGTTCTTGCCCCTGAGCACGCCGCGATCGCTGTCGCTGAGCGGCGACTTGTCCACGCCGGCGAGGCTCTTGTTGGCCCACGTCGCAGAGCCCGGTGCCTTGGGCAGCATGCGCCCTGCCCACGCGGCCGCAGCGCACTGCGCGGGCTTGCCGTGGTAGAGCGGCACGGTCCGGTTGTAGCCAGCGGTTTGCAGGTCGCTGCCGACGTCGTCGTCGACCGAGCCGCTCTTGATCTCGGAGTCGCTCGGATTGACGAACAGGATCACGGTCTGGGCCTCGGCCCATGCTGCGGCGGCCGTGATCACCGCGTCGCTGCTGTCATCGAGGAGCAGCCCATACCAGTCCGCATCATAGGCACGGATGGCCGCGAGGTCGGTGGCGATCCCCGTCGTCGAGTCGGGGGTGTTGTCCTTGAACGTGAGGTTCGGCGAAAGATTCTCGAAGCGATGCGCCACGTCGGCCGCGTCGCTCGCCACACTGACGTCGGTTGCGCTTTCCGTCGCAGTCAGGCTCGGCACGGCAGTGTTGATCTCGGCAGCCAACGACGCGGTGATCTCAGCGATGGTGGGTGTCGTGCTCGCGGTGACGCTCACGGCCACGCCGTCAACCTCGAGCGAGAACACCTCGTCGCCGACCGGCGTGCCCGGGGTGAGGGTGACCGTCTGCGTCGTGGCGCTCGAGCACTTGCCGACCTTGAACTGCGGCGGGCATGGGTTCTGAGACTTGAGCGCCAGGGCCGTTTTATAGATCGGGTGCGTCGTCGGCATGCTCAGCGGCGCGAGCGTCATCTCGTCGGCGTCGGAGAACGTCCGCACGAGCTCGGGCCAGTAGGTGTGGTAGCCGGCGATGAGCGGGGTGCCGAAGCCTGCCTGCGAGACGGCAGCATCCTTGATCTCGATCGTTACGTTGACGACTTCGGACACGCTGCTCATGGCGTACGCCTCCTAGGGAATGGCACGGTCGGCGATGACGATGGGGTCGAGATCGGCGGCGTCGCGCTGCACGGTGCCGCCCACCACTGCGCGCTCGATGGTCCCGACGGGCGCGTCAGTCTGCGCGCTCACCCAGTTGAATGCGACGTCGAGCGCCGCTACCGACTCTTCACGCTGATCATGCGTGCGGCCGAGGTCGACGAGCGCAAGGCTCTCGCGCAGCCCCACGCCGAGACTGCGGAACGTCGATTGCGAGGACGGGAAGTACAGCCGCCCTCGCACCAGCTCGAGCAGCGCGTACGCGCGGTATGCCGGTCGCTGATCGCGCGACACGATCTTGCAGCTGAGCGTCAGGCGGCGGTTGCCGACCACCTCGATCGCGAGGTCGGCACCCAAACCTGTGGCGCGCACCTCGTCGGTGCCGGGCTCGGCAGACTGCCCGAGCAGCGTGAGCTCAGCCCACGGGTAGCTGCGCATGCCCACGGGGTCGCCTTGCCACGCGATCTCAGTGAGCGCGACGCCGCTGACGTCTGCGAACCATTGCCGAAGGCCGTCGTGTAAGAGCTGCCAGTCCATCAGCCGCCCTCGACGCGATGGGTGATGGCTCCGCGCAGCTGCCCAGTGTCGACGAGCGGTGTGCTCGACTTCTTGCGCGCGATGGTTGAGTCGGCGTTGCGCGGCGCGATCCCGTCAGCGATCCGCTGCTTGATGAGCCCGACGCCTTGCTGCCCGAGCAGCTCGAGCGCCTGCCCGGTTTGGAACTTGCCGATGAGCACGCCCTGCCCGAGCGCCGACGCGGTGCGCTGCAGCTTGGGGGCGTGCTCGTCGATGGTTGCACGGATGAAGCTGCGCTGTGGAATCACGATCTCCTTGCCGCGGGACGTCCGGATCACAGCGCCGAACTCGTGCACCACTGCCAGCTCGACCACCGTCATGGGCGCAGCTTCCCGGTGCGCGGCCGCGGCTTGCTGTCCCTGCACGCCCACGAGCGTGAACGCGCCGGGCGTCGATAGCTTGAGCACGCGGTCTTTGAGAGCGTCCCAGCCCTCGTCTTTGTTGGTGACTTTGAGAGTCGCGCGGCTCATCAGACGACCATGGCTCCGACGACGCCGCCCTGCTGCAGCTGGTTGTAACGGCGCTCGTACAGAGTGGTCGCGCCGTCGGGCTCTTTGTTCGGATCGAGGCGCGCGAACTCGCCGCCGGGCGAGCACGCGATCAGATGACAGGCTTGGTACTTCACCGCTTGGTCGTAGCTGGCTCCCCACCCGCCTGGGTAGAGTTGCCCAGACGCGTCGGCGATCTTGGCAGAGATGATCACGTCGCTCGTGTTCGCGAACTCAGGGAACTCTGCCTTGATCTGTTCGACGGTCACGGCCACCTTCGTTTACTCCCTGTCGCCTCGACGGCCGAAGTGCCGACTCGGCGGGGGTTCTTGTGGGGGCGGCGTAGGCGGCGACGACGGTGGCGGGGGCGGCGGTGGCGTCGGCGATGGCGCTTCGGTTGCGGTGCCGCCCGCGACCTCGATCTCCTTGCGCTCGATCCACCGCTTCACGACCGCGCTGCCCAGCGCGGCTTGGAACCGCTTGTGCTCCTCGTCGCTATCGAACGTCACAGCGATGCCGGGAGTCCCCTCGGCGGTGGGCGGCACGGTGATCGTCTGTCCACCGCCGAACTGCAGCTGCTTCACATGCGCGGTCTTGTTTTTGATGGTGACTTGGTTCGCCATGATCAGATTCCATCCATGTAGACGGCGCCGAGCGGGTACTCGAACGCCACGCCGCCGATGCGCCCTACCGAGTTGATCTCGAACGATAGGTTCTTGTGCTGTGGCGGGAGCTCCTGCTGCTCTTGCGGGATCTCGAGGTGCACCACCGACGGGTTGCGCGGATACATGACAGCGCGCGGGCTGCCGCCGTCGGCGGTGGCGGCGAAGTGCCACCAGTCCACGTTGCGCACCGTCTGGGACTGCTCGAGGAACACCTTTAGGATCGTGTCCGTGGGGTTCGCAGGCGCCACGGTATAGAGCGGCGTCCGAGTGATGTAACGGTATTGGGCGAGCGGCAGCACCAGCGTGTCGGGGCTGAGCACGCCCTTGGTGGTGCTTATGATCGCGTCTTCCATAGCGATCAGGTCGGCGAGGACTTCGGGCGGCTTTTTGTCCGCGCCGCCCCATGCAGACGAGAGGCCGACGGCCGGCGGGGCTGCGTTGATTTGCGGTACGTTGGCGTTGTTGAGCAGGCCGGTGAGGCCAGTCTCCTTGATGCCGATGGCGGCGATTTCGTCGATCTTCGACTCGAAGCCCGTGCGCACTGCGTCGGCCTTGCGGGCGCGCAGCGGGACACCTGCGCGAGCGGTGCGGAGCAGGTCGAGCCAGCTCCACTCATAGCCGAGCGCGATGCTCTCGATTGTGTGCGTGTACTTCTTGGCGAACGTGGCGACCTTGGGGATGTCGTCGGCGTAGTTGGCGACGACCTTGGCCATGCCCGCGCGATCCCAGATCGAGTACGCCCAGGACTCGGCGCCCGGGTCGATTTCCGATGTGACCGGCACCAGGCGGCGCGCCTTGAACTCGGGGCGCTGCACGTCGACCGAGCGCGCGCGCATCTGCTCGAGCTGGTGCTCGAGGATCATGGTCTCGTTGGCGTCGAGCCGATCGGCGCCGTAGAGCTCGGCGCGGTGCACGATCATCGCGTTGTAGATGCGATCGACCTCGACCGCGTCGAGTCGCTCGCTCGACAGTCCGCTGAGTTCGCCGGCGATCTGGTCTCGGCTGTAGGGCGCCAGTGTTTGAAATTGCACGAGCATGGTGGTGGTGGTCTCCTTCGCGCGTCTTTAGAACAGGTCGATCTCGACCAACACGAGGTCGCCCGCGCCGGCGTCGGTGAGAAAGATTGCGTGCGTCAACTCCGCCGCTGAGGCGGTGTCGGCGTCGGCTCGGAAGCTGCCGAGTTCAGTCCCGCCTGGGCCGGCAGCGAAGCGCACGAACGGGTGAGTCCAGCGCGCGACTGCAGACTCAGCGAGCACCCAGAGGCGGCCGCGCCGAATCACGCCGGTCGGGCGCAGCGCGTCGATGTCGCCGCCACCCTCGCGAGTGGGGTCGAGGAACGTGACGCCCATCGCGCCGGGCTTGGTCACGTCGCCCGCTGCGGCCGGCAGCATCGCTGCGTTCCGGACCTTGCCGGCGCCCTTGTCTGCGGTCAGCAGCTTGCCGACTTTGACCTTGGTCTGCGGGATCACCGTGTCGGTGTATTTGGTGAAGTCCTCGGTGACCAACCCGAGGACCGCCACCGGCTGCGCGTAGTCGTATGAGGTTTGCATCAGGGCCGGTCCTTGCTCGTGGCGAGCGGCTTTTGCCACTCGGGGACGAAGGGGTCTCGCCGGGTAGCAGGGGTGGACTGCTGGGCTTTCGAGGTGGTGGCCTCGCGCGAGCGATCGAGCGCATCGTTGCGCCCGGTGCTCGCGTGCGCTGGGGCGGACTCGATCGCGTGATCGAACCGCGCGCTCACGTACTCGTCGCTCTTGCCCTTGAGATCGAGCTTGGCATCGAGATTGGTGAGCACCGCCTCCTGGATCTGGCGGGGCGTCTGCCCATCGAACTTGTGCTCGGCGGGCAGCACCTTGCGCGCTTGCTCGAGCAGCGTGGTGCGCGCGGTCACAGCCTGGTCGATGCGCTTGGGATCGTCGGCCGCTGCGAGCTTTTCCTTGAGGTCATTGACCTCCTTCTCGGCCGCATCCGCTCGACCCTGCGCGGTGTCGCGCTCCTTGGTGCGCTCAGTGAGTGCGTCGTCGCGCTGCTTGAGCCCTTTCTCGATGACCTGGGCCCACTGCTTGGGCACTTGGACGTCGAGTTCATCCACTCGAATCGTTACGTGATCCATCTGCGCGTCACCTCCCGGCAGGTCCGTTGTCCCGTCATCCCGCCGCTCGGGCGGCGCACCATAGGCGGTCGCTGTCATCGCGTCGCCAGAGTCGAGGCGCAGCGCGACTTCGCTGCCGGCGCGGCCCCAGTTGCGCGGCCCGAGCGCGGCGTGGTTGTACACGATGTCGCGCTGCACTGCGTCGTAGTGCTCGCCGTCCCACACGCCCGGCGTCGCATCGATTGCGCACGCATAGCCGCAGCTGATCTCGCGGCGCTCGCCGCGCTCGACCAGTGCGATCATCTGCTCGTCCTCGATCGTGACCGTCGCTGCGACGCGATGGCCGTCCTGCCGCACTGCCTCGCCGACGTGCCCGACCCGCAGTGAACGCACGTTCTTCGGGCTGACCATCTCTTTGGGGTGCAGGTCAGTGAGCGGCGCAGCCGACAGCGACTCGAGCGACGCGGGCCGGAACACTTCGTCGGGGTGCCGCAGCTCACGGATGATGGTCCCGTCGGCGCGCTTGTACTCGAGTACGCCAGCGCGAGTCACATACGCAGGCACCCTGAGAAACCCTTGCGGGGTCCGCACTGGCCTACCGATCTCAGCTACGTCGTACCGATGAACGAGCACGAGGCCGCTGGTATGCGCGGCTTTTCGGGGTGTCAAGCGTCGTGCGCAGCCTACCCTCGCCCCGATCTCGTCACCGGCGGCGCTTCCTCTGGCGCGCGGGCGCAGGGGGCGGCACCAGCGACGGCCGGCGTGGCGGCGTGCTGGGTGGGGGCGGGGGGTCGGTCGTGCCGGTGAGCAGCCCCGCTTCGCGCAGCATCGCGTCGACGTCTGGGATCGCTTGGCAGCGGCAGTTGATCGGCTGCCCGGGGTGCGCCGGCTCGCCGTCGACGGTCGGTGGCGCGTCCCAGCGCTGCGTCGTCCCTTCGAGCGCGCGGTGGCTCTTGCGTACGCGCTCGTCTTTGACCGTCGACCACGTGTACTGCTCGATCCCGACCTGCTGCTGCCGGATGCGGGTGAGCTCAGCGTTCAGCGTCGTGACCTGATCGCGAGCGATGAGCGCAGCGCGACGCTTGGTGGCGCCGAACTTCTCGACGATGTCGTCTGCGATGTCCTCGTACCGGAGCCCGGCCCGAGCGCCGCGTAGGACGATGCCCTTGAGGTCGTCGAGTTCGTCGGACAGCAGCGACTTCACCAGCCGCACGTTGTCCTCGACGAACGTCTCGATGTGCCCGGCAAGGATCGCCGGATCAGCGTGCACGTCGATGTTTGCGACAGTGCGCACTTGTTTGTTGAGCTCTTTGCGGCTGTGCTCAGCGACGCGCAGCGCGTTCTGTTCGGCGAGCAGCGCGATCCTGCGCTCGGGGATCTCGCGCTCGAGATCCTTGCGAATGCGCTCGATCTCCGCGGCGGTCCGGCCCCCGGTGGCGTCGATGCGCTCCTCTATGGCGTCAGGCCGGCGCGCGTTGTGCGCTTCGATGATCGGGCGCAGCGCTGGCAAGAGGTCCTGCCGCACACGGGCGTGCATCGCGTCGACCATCTGCAGGATGCCGCTCAGGTACGCGACGCGCGGCGCCGACGGCTGCCGTGCTTGGGGTATCGGCCGCTTGCGCTTGCGTTGCTTGGGCACTCGGCCCATCAGCTCGAGCTGCCGCGCGAAGCGGTCAAGCGCGCGCACTTACCCCTCCTGCGGCGGCGCTGGCTCGGCCGCTGGCGGGGCTGACGTGGGCGGCGGGGGCTGCTGCTGCGGCGGCGGTGGTGCTGAGCTATTTGCTGGGACGAAGCCGGCGCCCGTCTCGCCCATGAGCTTCTCGGCCTCGGCGGCGCTCATCTGAAATGCCAGCGTGAGCATCTGCACGCCGGTCGAGCGGGGGATCTGTCCCGACGCCACTGCCGTGACGATCTCCAGCATCGACGTCACCTGCCCGCCGTTGAGCGCGGTGTCCTGCACCTTGGGGTCGGCGGGTTCGTTGACAGGGCCGTCGGCGGGCTCGTCAGCAACAGGAGCGGCCCCTGTCTCGGGATCGATGCCCTCCGGATCGGCAGCGAGCTCATTGTCGGCCTCGAGCATTTGCTGGCGCGCCTCGACATCGATCGTCGAGAAGTCGCCCGACTGCGCCAGGTCGAGCGCACCCTCCTCGGGGAGCATCACCTGCGCAGTGACGAGCGTGGCGATGGTGTCGCCGTTGATCTTGCGCGTCTCGGCCCGCTCCTTCCCGGTGGGCTGCCAGAGCGAGTTGAACTTGAGCTTCCAGTTCTCGGGCTCTTGACCATGCGTCGGCCCTTGCTTCGCGAGCATGCACACTCGCACGACGCGCTCGAGCCGCGGCCGCAGCACGTCGTTCTGCGCGTCCTCGACCACGTCGTACCAGCCGCGCGTGTCGCTCTCGCCGGTGGCGTTCAAGCCGGCAGCCGAACGCCCGTAGAGCAGCGCCACCGGCATCTCGGCTGCCGCAGCGTCGCGCATCATGAAGCGGTCGAGCATCTCGGGCAGCCCGCTAAAGCTCGTAGCGACGCGCGTGAAGTCCTCGCGCTCTGCGTCGACGAGGATCGCGCGGCACACCGAGCGCGCCATGTCCATCACCTCCATGCGCGCCCGCAGCCGCGCCTCGCCGCCGCTCGCAATGATCTCAGACAGGTGATCGATCTTCAGCACGGCCTGGC